ATCATCAGTCCAACTGACAATATTGTTAATTTTTGTGTTAAGTGGTGTCGAAAAATTTGAACCAGCAACAGTTAATGGCAAACTATTTGTATTTTTAGATCTAGTAAAAGCCCCAGCTACATCGGAAACAGATGAGATTGTGTATTCTAAACTTGTTCCGCTCTGCAAGCTATCTGTAGCAAAACTTGCTTTGAAGCTTTGGGCACCAACATTAAAGATTCTATCCGATGCTGTTGCACCTTCGCTATATGGAACAAAAGCTGGACCCATAAAAGAGTCATAATTTATAGCAGTAAATCCTACACCATTTAAAGTCGATGCAAATACACCAAAAATGTAATCATTATCTCTTACAAAAGATACGTTTGAAGCATTTCCGGTTTGGCCCAAGAACAAATCAAGACCGTTTGTATTTTCATTTAGATAGTCTTTCAGACCACTAGTAGAGCCTGCAATTATTAGATTACCGCCGTATGCCAAATAATTTAAAGCGTATATGAAATCATATCCATTATTTTTTGGTGTTACTACAGTTCCTGCATACGAGAAGAATCCATGAGTACCACCCTCGGTGGTTTTGGATATTAAGCAATAAGTCACACCCTGCAAAAGGTTTAAATCGTTTATAAATGAATTGTAATCTGTATACAAAAGATAAGTTTCGCCTGTATTTCCTCTGGTTGGGTTTGCAAGCTGAGTTCTACCATAGATCAACCACCCGAAAAGACCACCTGGGTCATTTGAAGTGGCAGAAGAGGCCCCGTTAAACGTTGGCTGAACATATGTTGACCCAGCCAACATACCCGCATAGAGAGGATTTGTTGTTAGTTCGTTGCTAAAAATTAATGGTGCAATAAATGAATTTAGCGTTGGCATCGTTTTACCTTAGTTATATTATTATTTAGAAATTTATGCCGGATACCAAATTACCTCCCCATCAGAAAATTTGTCTTCGTCGTCAAAAGGATTTAACATAAACAAGGTATTATCTTCTTCTGGATCTTTGGCATTTTCAAAATTTAATTTAGCAGACTCAATTAAATCTGAATAATATTCTTGACGACACAACCAAGCAAAAAATACTAACGTCATGACCATGTCATCATTGTGACCTTCGTCCGCTTTAAAAGTATTTGATCTGGATACGAAAGTCATCAATTCATTTATGATTCTTTCGTCATTTAATAAAATTTTATCTTCTTCAATTAATCTTTTTAAAATAGAACATCCTAGTTTTTTTGTTTGAGCTGTTGTCCTGAGACCAAATTCACTTCTGTTACTTGCAAATCCTTGGGACAACATTTGCCCTTTTCGACCTTTTATAATGGTCATCAATAAATTTTCATATTCTAAATCATTATATAATATAGAGGCCACTTGCCCACCAATATCATTTGTTTCTACTAATACATAAGCATTATTATATTTTTCAGCAACATTTTTTATTACTGTTGGAAAATGAAAAGGGCTAACTGTGTTGTTTTTGTATGTTGCAACAACTTCATACGGTGTTTTACTTCCGTTGACAACTGTTATGGCGGAATAATCTGATCCCTGTCCCCTAGATACATCTGCCATGTTAAAATAGATATCATCTTTATTTGGCTCTTTAAAAATTCTCAGACCTTCTTTATCTTCCGACAAAAACTGTTCCGAAGCTAAAACATTTAACTTTGTAGAAGATATTAAAGTTTTTGACGAACCTAAAAAGCTACAACCATATTCTTGTTGAAACTGCTCTTCGCTAGTGTTTGCTATTTGTTCTGCTGCCCACTTATCATCTCTTCGTGGTCCGCCTGGGGTTATTGGAACGTCCCGCCAAGAAACTTCTATTGGTACGAATTTATTTTTAAGTTTATGCCCCTCAGGTCTATTTGCATCTATCCAAAGTTTGTGAAAGTGATTCATTCCATTTGGGGTTGATACAATAATAAGTTTAGTGGTAGTTCCCGCTGAAATAGTCGGATAAGTAGACGAATAAAATTCTTCTGCTACGTGAGAAGGCAAGAATGCGTATTCGTCAAGAAGAAGTAAATTAAAAGAACCACCACGGATTGCACTTGAAGAAGTTGCATCACATATTACTCTAGAACCATTTTCTAGTTTAAATGATGTTTTGTTCCATTCCACAACACCTTGTTGTAAAAACTGTGGTAAATTTTCATAAGCCAATTGAAGTTTTGCAAACAACTCGTCTTTGGCTGTTTTAAGTTTGTTTGCAAGAATTGCCACGCTAACGCTTTGATTAAACGTAACATAATGACAAATATAACCAATTACAGAAGTAGACTTACCGGATTGGCGCGGCCACTTTGAAATTGTAAATCTGTTGGCGTGTATTGTATTGACGAATCTTTGTTGATAATCGTATAATTCGAAGGGCATTACACCTTTATCAAGAGTTTTAACTTTTACATATTTTTTGCAAAAATATACAGGGTCATTGGCACAGCGAACATATTCTTTTAACTGTTCTTCTGTATAATTTAATTGAATCCCCGGTGGTTTTAATTTTGGATTATTTCGGTAACCCTGGTTATTGTTTTGGGACATCTTTAACAACCTCAGCTTCAATCACTTCTTTTTCAGTGCTTCTATCTTTATTTAACAAGTTTTGAAGATCTTTGGTTGAACCAACAAATACAGCATTGTTTGTTTGTTTTACGGTTGTTTTATCTGTTCCAGTTGTTGCTTTTGCTTTTTTATGCACATCTAAAACGTTATTATTCAAATCTGCCATAGTTTTTAATAAGATTGCAACAACTTCAAAGGCTCTTGGAGAATCTGATTCAGTTGCAACCTTTAAAGCGCTTTCCAGAGCAACATTACCATTTTGAATAAGATCTTTTAAATTTGATTGAACTAGTTCATAATCTTTTTGAAAATTACCAAGATCAAATGTACCACCAGAAATTTCTTTTGATGGTTTTTCATTTTCGTTTGGTAAATTAAAAAACTGTGTTAAATTTTTATTCATCGTATTCCACACCAAAAGAAAATCCAGCAGTTGTAATGGCACTTATGCCTGTATTGACTTTTCCGTAAATATAGCTCTTCGCAACAAACGATAAAGATGATATGTTTATTCTTCTATTACCAAAGTCACCATCAAATCTTTCACTTATATTGCTTGAAGTCATTATAATTGGAATTTTTACATTGTCTTGAACATCATTTAAATCTAATTCAATAACGTGATCAGGGTTAAAATAAGGTATTATTTGTTCAACAATTTGCAAAGTATCATCTATGTGTCTCGTATACACGTATAAACTAAAACCTATATTTACTGGAACTTGTTCGTTTATTGAATCGCCCGTTGACAAACATTGACCGCCCGATTGTGAAGAAGAAAAAATGGGCATGGTTTTAACTCTTCTTCTTGAGGCATCAGGAGTTATAGTTGTCATGATATAACTCATCTTAGGAAGTTGTGTTTCTATCCTAGTGTTATCATTAATTGAAGATGGTTCTAACAATCTTCTAATAAATTTTTCTTGTGGGGCATAAGTAATCGGAACACGAATATTTAATGGATTGTTTATATTATCTGGATTTTCATGACTAACATAAACATTATTAAATAATGCGCCAAATCCCACAACCATTTTTCTTAAACTTTTATTGTAAAATTGCGTAAACATAATTTTTTAATCGCATTCAGCAAAAGGGTTATTGGGATCGAAAGTATATCCTGCGGCTTCTGTTTGAAGTATATCGTTAGACCCAGCTGTTGTGCCTAGGCCATTGTTTAGTGGGATGATGTTGGAACCAGAAAGCCCTCTTGTATTTGATACAAGAGCATCAACCGCATCAATAGATGTAGACATTTTTTCGTAACTGTAAGTAAAGAGTTCTGCTGTTATAAAGTAAGAATACAATCTTCCAAGTGGATAAAAAGGATTTTCGTGTTCTACAAAGTTTATTTCAAATAATGATTTTGAAGGTGGAAAATAAATTAAATCGCCTTCGCGGGGTCTTGTGATTGAACTGTTTTTATCTGTTACTTCTTGCTTAAATCTTTTTCTAGCAAAAACTAAATTTACTTTGTCTTTTATTTCCAAACCAAACTGAGTAATTACATCATTTCCTTCAAAGCCTTTAAATGATTGAAGATACATTTCTAAAACATATGCATTGTCAAAATAAGAACCAGGGTCTTCACCAAAAATTTTATCAATCGAAAGATAGTCTCTTGGAATGTAGTAACAATCCACACCAGTAGCTTGAATAATTTCAATAGTTATTCCTTCTACTAAATCTTGTTCACCTTGATAATTTTGAAAGTATGGGTTTTTCAAAGTTTATCCTATAAGTGGATCAGGTGGCAATTCTTGAGTCTTAGTCAGCATTACTTCAATCGTATTGAGTTCATTTACCGCTTCAGCCATGATTGCCGCAGCATTAAGCTGCGCCCCACCGGGTAGTGGAACTCCAGCAAATTTCATTAAATTTTGAGCCCATTGCTTCTTTAAAAGAGCTGTATAGTATTTTTTAAATACTCTGTCTTGCCAAACTTTTTGATATTGGTTTGGATCTATTTGCACATAAGCTTCGACCAATAAATATGAACCAGGAATTAAAGTAGAGTTGTCCATATCCAAAGTTAATCTATCTGTTGTTCTTGTATAAGTGTATGAAACTGGATAATTAAAAACATCATTTACAAGTTTCAAATAACTCATTGATTCCATATAATTGGCCATTGGACCAATGTTTAATCCACCTTGATTAAAATAAAGACCAAAGAAATCAAAAAGGGTCAATTGGTAACGCAGATCAAACATATAATCACCAGAAACATCAGATGGTCTATAGACTTTAGTGATTGTTCTTATGTCGGTTGCAAGGGGCCAATCACCAGTAACACCTGTTGTTGGATCATATTTTGGCTGGGCGCCCACAGCACTTCCAAATGTTGTAGTATCAAAATATTTGTTAGCAACATCGCTTTGAGATATTTGATACAAAAATAAAGCTCTTTGATTAAAATCAAAATGCCTTTCATACATATACTCCAGCGCTTCATCTAAACGGTCTTGAGCCTGTTGGGGATCTATATTTACTTGAATAACCGGAGCACCAAGTGATCTAAAACAGTAATCGATGAATTCTTGACGGGTTGTTGCTGCCATAAAATTATTTATGAATTTTCAATTATTTTATTAATTTTATCAAACATCTCTTCTTTT